GTCGGGGGTCATTGCTTCCACCCCGGCCTTACGCGATATTTCAGCTAACGCCGCAGGGTCTACTACTTTATCAAAGTTAGCAAGACCGGCCCCCGGCACCACCGCCGCATCAGCAACAGCCCCGGCTCCTGCTTCAGCTCCTATATTTTTAATAGCCTCGGCTCCTCCCTCAGTCCCTGCGGCTAATCCTCCCATAGCAGAGCCTATGCCAAATCCTGTAATGCCTGAAACCAATCCCTGTTTAAGGTCGCCAGTCGCTGCCCAAGAAGCCAGCCCTGAGCCTATGGCTCCCATAGCTGTGGAGCTGAGACCGCCCAGACCTACCGCAGCAGCAGCACCAGTGCCTGCCAACGCTGACCCTCCCAAGCTCCCCAAAAGAGGAAGAAGGAATGGCAAGAACGCCTCTGGCTGTCCTGTTTCCGGGTTAACAGTAAGAGACCCTGTGGGAGACATGGATGCAAGCCCCTGAACCTCTCTAGGGTTCATGTGGACTAGCATAGAGTCCCCATATCTGCCCTGATTGGCTAAGAGGCCCGCTACACCTTCGAGTCGTCGTTGTTGTTGCTGCTCGTACATTAAGTAGTCTCCACGCCAAACAGGTTAAAGCTCACATTTGATGCACTTGTGTAAACTTTGACCACATCGGCTTGATTTAAACATATCCCGATCACTACGGTTCTTGTTGTTGTCGCCGCTAGGGCTTCGTCATAGAAAATAAATTGCTTGTCATCTGCCCCTGCGCCAGCGACATGAATGCTGACCCTGAAGGTGATTCCAGATCCTCCCCGGTTACATATCACCAGAGAGCTTACGGTTGTCTGTGTCAGGTCAGGAGCAGTGTAGAGCGTGGTTATCGTTGTCGCGCTCGGGTCTAGCTGGCCCAGAACCTTGATAGAATCTGCCACTAGGAGGCTCCCATCAAGAGAAACTGAAATCGCCGCATCGCTAAAGATCCCGGCTTGTCGCCCTGAGTCTTAGCAAGGTCTACATCATTTTCAATTTGATCCAAGGCAAATTCCAAGGTTCTTCTGGTGAGAGCTTCGTTCTGGACATTGTATTCCTGCAACGGAACAGGCAACGGGTTGCTGCGTCTTTCCGCCATTATCTTCTGCCGTCCTGACGCATCCCAAACCTGAAGCCGCCTAACCTCCAACCAAACCCAACACCGCTGCTTTCAACCCGCAGGATAGTGTGCCTCGCTCTGGCCCTGAGATTAGATTGGGTTGTGCTACTGGTAATGGTAGCTGTGGCTAATGTAGAGGCTGTTTCCAGCGGGAAGTTACTGCCTTTTATGGTCATGGCAATAGAAGCGTCACCAGTTTCCCCACTGAAATTAAAATCAGGCACAACCCTGTTGATCATTGTGAACCTTTCACCGTCACCAATCTCTAAGTCTCCAGACTCTATGTATGCCGTCAGCGCAGAACCGTCATCGTCATACCCGACTTCATGGCTGTAAAGATAGTTAGCGTCTGTGTCAGTCGTCACGCTGGAGGCTAACGGCTTATCCAGAACGCCCGAATCAAGCCAAGCTCCTCTCGCAAGGGTTCCCACAGACCACAGGTTTTCTTCATAGTTGTAAATGACATAATTCGTTATATCTGGGATGCCTTCCCCAGCAGGGTAAAACCAGATGATTTCTGAAAAAGCATTATTTTCAGCCGCAAACACCTTAAACGTTTGCGTCATATTCATGCCGGAAAACACATAATCCTGTACAGAGCAGGGGAGTTTTTGTACCGCCCCGTTGTAGACGTAGAACCCTGTCTTGTCCATGAAGAAGACATTCCCTCTGGCATTAACTGCCGAATTTGGGGAAATCATCGAAACATCTGCGCTCACAAGGGTGAACTGAAAAACAAACGGGGCACCTACAAACCGCATGGAGTGCAGGCTAGTATCCGTCCATATCAGTATTTCCTGTCTGGTCTGAACCGCGCCAACGATAACTGACCCCGAATTGACTCTGACCCCGCCAGAGGTATTAGTTGCCGTTGGAGTCCAGTCTGCCGCGTTTTCCTGATCAGACCACCTCACTAGCAGTGGGTCTTGAACGGCAGAGCCTAATGTATTAGAGCCAAAGGCAATAACATGCTGATCATTATCTGAGACCATAACCTGTGCAGCAGCCGTTGGGCAATTTGATGCTCCTCCAAGAGAGGATATGTCCACCCCTCTTGTGCCTACCCCAGAAGACTGATCCCAGTAATAAATGCCGCCATTACGGACATTAAAAATTAAATCTTCCCCAAAGTTATCTTGGCTATACAGTCTTAACTGCTCAGAAATCGCAAGGGCTGCGCCGCTTCCCCAAGTCCCATCTCCCCACGGGGCTGCGCCCCACCCTACTGCTGACACGTAAGTATTAAGGCCGGTAGTAATCTGGTAAGCCCCCACCACAGCAGATCCGCCATTGCCGCTGTCACTAGAATTCGCAGTAACAGTGTCCCCGCTAGTGTCTTTAGCGACAATGGTATAAACATTCGCATTAGAAAGCGCCGCGATCTGGTATTCCTGATTCAGGACGGCAGCCGTGATAGTGCCGCCCAGACTTGCCGCATCGGAAAAGGTGACAAAATCATTTTTAGCAGCACCATTGCTAGTGTCAGTAACAGTCACCGTGGAAGATCCGTTTGACGCGGAAAATGTTACATCCCCAGCCGAGGTTGTAACTCTCAAGGGGGTTATATCGTTAGGATTAACGCCTTCTACCACATAAAATTTCAGGGTTGTTCCCATCCCAACATACTTAACAACCGCAAGAGAAGCCCAAGCAAATACAGACCTGCACACCCCAAGGAAAGAGTTTTCAGTATATTTTGTCCACCCGCCTATCTTTTCCGGTCTGCCTTTTCTGAATCTGACCTTGTCAGAATCAAACCAGCCGGAATCGGCGGTGTACTCGGTGCCCTCTTTATTTACACCGGGAGAAAACTGTATTTTTTGCAATGGCATAGTTAGGCTCGGCGCGAATTCAGTTGATCTAGCAGCCGATTAAGGTTTGGCTGTGCTGCTCCAACATGACCGCCGCGAGCAAAGCCGTAACGGCCACTATACTGTGAAGGCACATAGGAGGGCGGCGGCGAAGCTAGTCTAGGCGACGGAGCTATTCCGGTAAGCCCCTGAAGACCTTGAAGACCTTGAAGACCTTGAAGACCTTGGAGTCCTTGTTCTCCTAGAAGCCCCTGAAGACCCTGAAGACCTTGGAGTCCTAGGAGCCCCCGAAGACCTTGGAGTCCCTGTTCTCCTTGGAGCCCAAGGTCTCCTTGGAACCCCTGCTCTCCTTGGAGCCCAAGGTCTCCTTGGAGCCCAAGGTCTCCTTGGAACCCTTGTTCTCCTTGGAGTCCCTGAATACCTTGCAGCCCTTGTTCTCCTTGGAGTCCTTGTTGTCCTTCTAATCCTCGTAATCCTTGGGCTCCACGCAAGCGAGGATCATTCTCAATCGCTGATTCCATCCCCTGCCGCGTTAGATAGTTGCTAAGGTCTGGGCCTCCAGCCCCTTCTAATTGTCTTAATCTTTCTTGCAATCCTGATGGGTCAAAACCTTGAGGAGCGCTTCTTCCTTCTAACTCTGCCAACCTGCCCTGCAATCCTGATGAGTCAAATGTTCCTCTGCCTTCCAAAGCAGACAATCTTTGTTGCAACCCGCTCGGATCAAAAGGATTGGCAGCGCCCCCCATCGAGCCAAGGCCTTCTAGCGAAGCCAATCTTTGTTCTAGTCCTGATGCATCAAATGTTTGCGTCTGCCTGTTCTGCAATGCGTCGATCTGTTGCTGAAGCCCCGAAGGATCGAATGTAGAAGGAAGTTGCTCACCAGCAGCGGCTCGATCCCCCGCAACCTCAATGTCCATCTGTTTATAACCATCTATCGTAAGGCCCCGTTGAGGGCCGTAAGTTGGATGGTTATAAGTATAGAAGCCATCCGCATCTGGTGTTGGCCCCCCTGCAAGAGGTACATTACCCGGAGGTACATTACCTAGTAGTGCCTTACCCTTAGCGCGAGTAGCGTCTGTGATACTACCAGCACCCAATGCTCCTGCAATTCTTTCTTTATATTGTTGTTCAAAACCTTTAGTTGGCCCCTTTTCAATCATCCAACTTAACCACTCGTCTTTAGAGATGGTCTTGTTTTCGTCTTTATCTACGCCTTGTTGTGCAAAAATACTTAAAGCTTCTGGCGTGTACTCTTTACCATCATAACGTGTGCCTGAAAGCGCATTTGGCGCTGGTGGAGGGCCAATGCTAGGCTCTTGCTGCGCCGCCTCGCTAGGGTCTTGCTGAGTTAGCTCCGCCAATGAGATCGTGCTCATCCTCGTATCTCTTGCAGCATCTCCTTGCTCTTGAGTTGTACCCACTCGCTCATGGTAATCAAACCAACTTTCTTCTGGCCCTTTAGGGCCCCCCGCCTTGGACTCGCGCTCTGCGGCCTCTGCTTGCAAAGTTAGATTAGCCAGCTCCTGTTCAGCTACAGACTTCTCGGCTATTCGTTCCTGTCTTCCCAGGCGACCCTTGTTAATCAAACCGCCCAGTACATTGCCAATTTTCCCGCCCAGATCGCCATAGACATCCTTGCCCTCATGCCCTTGTAAAACTTGCGGGCCTTGTCTGGTCATCACAGTACGGCGACCAAACCGATCTTCCATATACGGAATTTCAGTAACTGTGCCGTCAGCATTGACTACTTTTTGCTTTCCCTCGGTAGGCGCATTCAACTGTTTCCCGGCGTTGGCATGGGCCATTATTCGTGCAAGCTGATTAGAAATAGCCATTTTAATATCCTAATGTCTTTTTGAGAATGTTATATCCACTGTTAACCAGGCCAGTGTTTCTTTGTCTTTTGTTTAATTGCTCTCCAGCACTTATTTCACCCAACTGCTGGTATATGGGAAGCCCGCCGGTTGCAAATGCGGAGGTATTGCCAGTAAGCCCTGTCGCCCCCGCTAGTCCTATATCCACCAAAGGCGTCATCTCGTTGTAGAGTTGAGTCTCTCTGGCGAGCGCATCAGTATTTGCAAAGCGAGACATATCATATTGCTGCCCAAGATTTTCTTGCTCAGAGTTAAATCGCGCAAGTTCCCCTTCGAGAAACATATCGTCTGCGGCAGTTTGAGCATCAGACACCATCCCGTACCGCTGTATGTCCCTTCCAAAATCTTCCTGACCGGACCCCATAAGCTGGCTATAGAATTGCTGGTCTGCCGTGAGCTGCGAGGCATCTTGAGTTCTTCCTATATCTGCCATATCTCCTGCATACTGCGAGGCAATACCAATTGCCCGATTCTGCAACTCATCCAACGTGCCGCCCGAGTTTAAGCGTCCTTGTGCCGCAGCCGTGGACTCTATCGCTCTCATGCCCTCGTCCTGCAAAAACCTCAACGCAGGGTCTTCAGGATTGAATGGATCAATTTGATTCACCAGCGTATCAATTGCGCCTGGTGCCGATCCAGGGTCTAACCCCATCAAAAGGTCTGCAACATTGATTTGATTGGTGCCGCTCGGATCAATTGTTGTAACTTCTTGTATGAGAGGTTTTACATCAATTTCTGGCTGGATCTTGTACTCATCGCCAAGATCACGATTAACCAAATCACGCAGTTGATTAATCTGGAAATCCATCCGCTCATTGTCTTCAATGATATTTCCAGCCGCATCTTTGACCGGCAGCCCTAAATTTCTAAAAAGCTGGAACGTGTCCTGCCGACCCATCAGCTCGCGCAGAAACTCTAGTTCTTTTTCTGATGCTTTTTCTTGTGCGTCTACGGCGTATTTCTGAGCTAAATAATCTTGAATTGCCGCGCCCTCAACGTCAGGAGCCTCATCGCCCATGAAAGTATTAGACAGAGTCGTTAGAATATCGCCTAGAATATTTGACCCGCCAGTTGCGTCCGACGAACCGCCACCACCACCACCACCACCAGTTGATGTGACTGCACCTTCAGCTAGTAAATCGTTAATAGTGTTTG